CCATCGCGTCTAACTGTGAAGTCGCAGCTCCAACAGACCCAGTGATCCAAGTTTTCATTTTTCTGCTTTCAGTTTGTGAAGCTCTGTATCTTACGTGTAAGAAAGGTCTCTTCATGTTTTTACCCATCATTTGGTCATAAACATTAGAAGTACCAGCTGGAGCAATTACTCCAGTAACATCGTCAAAAGCACCTCTAAGAGTAGCATCGTTTAGATATTTCCAGTCAGACTTGTAAAAGTCATAAGAACCTCTTCTGAAACCAGTGAAACCTAAGTTTAAAGCCATGTCAGCTGAATTGTCAAATAGACCAAAAGAAGTACCAACAACGTTTGATGCAGTACCATTNCCTTGAGCAGATCCATTTAAAGAAGCTAACATATCGTCAATAGCTAGAGAAGTTTCTCTATTTAAGAACATCATGTTTTCTTCAATAGCACCTTGAGTATCAAACCTCTTTAAAAGAGTGTCCATAGTAGCTAAAGACTCAGAAGCATTAGCAAAACCTTCATCAGCCACAGTACCTCTAGCTTTAATAGCAGCAAATAAACCTTCAGTACCAGATAAAGCTCCTAAAGAAGTAGTTGTACCAGCGCCACTAGCTGTTAACTCACCTTCAATACAAGTCATTTCACAATAATCTGCAAATCTAGCCATTGTATCTCCGCTACCTTTTAAGTACCATAGGTAACCATTTTGTCCTTCTTCACCAGAAACTTCAATCCAACCTATAGCTGAAGCATCAGATCCTGAAACTTCGTATAGATCTTTTATAATAGCTGGTTTATTAGTTAAAGAAGCAAACTGAGGCTCAAGACCATCATTAGTGTAAGGAGTTCCTTTTTTATACTCAGATCCAAATACGAATCCAGTTACAGCAGAAGCTGTAAAAGTAATTGCAGTACCACCAGTAGCATCCATAGTAGCTTGTGTATATGGGAAAGCTTTATAGTAGTCACTACCAACTTCTGTTACTAAACATTTTAAAGTACCAGCAGCTTGGTTTAATACTACAGTATCGTTAACTCTAATACCGTGCCCAGTTGCTACTGTAATTTTATCAGCTGCTAAATCAGTTCCGTTTGCAATTGTACCTGCTGCAGATACGTGTAAACGACCTTGCTCAGACCAAACTACTTGGTCAGATGCCATCGCTTCTTCAGCTCCTACTTGTGCAAGAAATCCTGAAATAGTTCTGTTTCCAAAAACTTCAGCTTCTTTTTCCATAAGATCTGGTAAATATTGTTGCGCCCATCCAGAGTCACGTAAGTCTACGTAAGCACTTGCAACCGTTTGTTTTACTGCCGAGGGAGTAGCTGGTAAGCTGCCTACCCCAGGCGTGATTGTTCCTACTGCCATAATTTTTTATTTTTTAATTTTTAAATTTATTATTATTTGTTTTTAATTTTAAACTTAAAGTTAGGAGAATCATCGCTAAGCGCTCTGAACTTAGTACCACCACTAGTATTTTCATTACTAAATGATTGTCTTGGGTCCATACTTACGTTTTTAGATTTAGCAACACTTTCTTTTAAAGCATCAGCCTTACCTTGTTCGTAAAAGTGATTAGCAACAGCATCAGCGTTCATTGCAGTATAAAGAGATTTATGATAACCCTTAGCATCTGACATTTCATTATTTTCATTCAAGAACTTCTTGACAAAATTATTAATATCACTTTGGGTGGTCTTAACCTCGTTAGCATTGTTCACATTAAACCTATATCTTTTATCCCCGACGTTGTATTCAAAACCTTTGAATTTATCGTTAAAAACTTGATTAGTTTTATTTAAAAAATTTTTTGTTTGTTTATCCGCTATTTTTTGAGTTTCTTCCGACTCCTTGTTGTATCTATTAAAGAAATCCATAGCTTTTTTAGCTTCAGGTGTTAACCTGCTTCCAGCTTTGATCTCTTCATAGTATTTGGACTTTTGCCCGTCCAAGTGGCTTTTAGCGTTGGCAACTTGCTCTTTTAACGCTATTTTTTTCTTTTTAATATCTCTTTCTTCATCTACTTCCTCGTCATACGAGAATGAATCTTCAATTAAAAATTCTATTTCATCAGATGATAAATGAGATTTAGTTTGTTTATAGTACTCTCTGAGCACTGTCATATCGTCATAACTAGAATAATCTTGGTTAAGGCGAACGTAATCTTCTAGTGTACCACCGGTCTCTTCCATAAAGTCCATTAACTTTTGAACATTTTCAGGTAAAGCTTTTCCAGTTTCTTGAGCTTCGGCTACAGCTTCTTCAACTTGTTCAGTTAATTCTTCTGTTTGCTCTTGAACTTCTTCTTCAGTGATTTCTTCTAATACTGGAGCTTCTTGTGCTTCAACTTCCGGTTGTACTTCTTCTTGTTTTTCTGTGGCATCGGCATTTTCATCGACTCTAACCACTCCCTCGTTGTCAGGGTTATCTTCTTTAACTTCATTTTCTTCTACTGGTTTTTCTGGTTTATTTAAATCTAACTTTGTAACACTATCATCAGCTGGTTGTTCCACAGCNTGAGACATGTCTAACTTTGTAACGTCNTCCGTTACGTTTTCTACATTTTCTTCCATAATATAATATAATAATAATTAATAATTGTTATCTAGGGTCGAAACTACCTAAATCAAATCCGCTACCTAATATATCATTACCTGCGGACTCAAAGTTTTTAGGTGGTTTTGCACCTTTTCTTTGATCTATAAGCTCACTTTGTTGTGATGCTTGTATTCTTGTTCTTTCATCTTTACGATCTTCCTTCATTTCGTCTTTACCTTTTANAGCTTGTACCTCCATAGATTTAAGCTGCATATTCATTTGAAACTCTAACTGCATAAGTTGTTTTTTGTATTCAACTTCCTGTGCTTGCTTCTGAGCTTCAAGTTGTGCTTTCATTTGCTCAAGCTGTGCTTCACTCTGCGTTTTAGCTTGTTCTTTTTGAACTTCTAACTGTGCAGACGCTTGTTGTGTTTGCATGTTAGCTTGTGCTTGTGCTTGAATATTTTGTTGTTGCATCAACTGGTCTTGTGCTTGTTTTTTAACTCTACGTATTTTTAACAGTTGATTAGCTAGTTTAATATTCTTTATTTCTCTAAGGTCGATAGCATCTTCTAAGTTTATACTTTGCTGTGCTAAAGCTACTTGAATATTATTTTCAAGCATTGCTTTTTCTTCTTCATCAGGAGTTAATTCTATAAATATACCAAAGTCATACAAGTGTAACTCTTTCATTTCTTCAAGTGTAGCTACATTATGAGTACCTATAGCTTGTATAAAAGCATTTTTAGTTGGTGAGTATTCTATAATATCAGATATTCTTAATGATAATGACTCTGCAACCTCTTGCGTTAGTTGTAATCCAGCTTGTAGTATATGTCTTGTTGCTGTATTACTATTTGCTGCAGCTAATTTCTGAACACCTACTAAAGCGTTTTTATCTGGTGCGCTACCATCTCTAGCTTCNTTAAGCCCGGTTACATCTCTTATCATCTGTAAGTAGTAATTGTAATTACCGATTAAAGCTTGCATCTTGTTACCACCACTACCACTTGTTATTTCTTGTATCGGCACTTTACCTGGGTTCATATCACCATCAGAAGTAAAACTTCTACCAATAATCGAACCTGTTTGGAAGAACATATTTAAAGCTTCTTGTGGGTTATAGTTTGTACCATTACCTAAATCTATTTCAGCTAAACCATCTGCATCTAAGTATATACCATCTGGAACCATTCTAGACATCACCTGTTGTAGTTTTAGGTGTGTAAGCTGTATCATATCAGCAAAACCAGTTATACGTCTTACAAGTGATTCTATTCTACCTTTGTAAGATCTAGGNGCTACGATGCTATAGTTCATTTTAACTTTAGTGTAGTCACTCTTAGGTCTAACCATATTTTTAGCAAGCTCCCATTTAAGTAATTTATCTGTACCTAAAATTACAGCTCCTTCGTATAGTACTTCAACTGATCTTGATAGTTTATCAAAGTTTGTTGTTTCATCTATAACTGGATTAAACTTATCTGTTTTAGGTATTGCTTTAGAAGCTCCACTACCAGTAGTTTTTACTTTGTAAACTTCGTTCATATATGTTTTATAATTAAAATATAAAACTTGAACTTTATTAGGATCTATACCACCTCTGTTTGCAAAATTACCATCATAGTTAGAATTGTTGTATGCAGGGTTTTTAACTATATCTTCAAGCTCTGCAGTAGTCATATTTGGAAACTGCTTTACAAGCTCGTTAACAGGTATTGATTTAACCTCACCAACATAGTATATGTCTTCAAAGTAAGGTGACTCAGTATAAGAATACACAAGGTTAGCTGGATCAACATATTTTACAGTAACACCTTCTGATGTATTAAAGTTTGTTTTTACAGCACCTATTCCTAGTACAGTTAAATCATAGTAAAACCTTTTCTTAGTTAACTCGTACTTATTACCTTCTAGCAAAACGTTTAATGCTTGCTCTTCTGCCATCTCTACAGCTTGTTTGTAATTAAGCTGCATGTGTAATTGTAATTCTTCTTCTGTATCTGGTAAAGTTTCTTTTTTATTATCGTATAAATCAACTCCAAAAGCTTCTGCAGCAAAATCATTTAATTCTTTAGCTCTCATATCAGCAAGAATTGAATCCATATACTTAGTACGTTTACTAACACCGTATGGATCTTGTGAATAAGCCTTTATATCATATGTTCTCTCTGCAATACCATTTACAACAATATCTACAAACTTAGATATAATAGGTACTGGTTTCCAGTCTAAATTTAAATAAGATAAATCACCATTAATAGATAACTCATCTTTGTATTTTTGTATTGATTGCTCTCCTCTAGCATATAATCTTAATCTGTGAAAATCATTTCTTAATGAGTCAAACTTATTAGTACCCCTATCATAAACGAACCATTCGTTTTCAATAGCCTTAGCAACTTTGAGTCCATACTCAAAACTTCTTTTTTCATCGTCACTAACTACTTGACTAGGGAAATAACTTCTTATAACTGATTCAGCCATATTTATTTTATTAATTTAGATGTACTACCTGTGTTTGTATACCTAGCAATACTTATGTTTAATTTTTGTTTTTCTATTTTTACGTTTGGTGCGTATAAATGCCTGTTGTTAGCCATTATAGCTAAACCAGAACTTATAGATGCATCAAACTTTGTTCTTTTGTTTATGTCAAACTTAGCCCAGTCATTTAGTAATTCATTAAAATAACAATCACCAAATGACCCGTCTTTCTTCATACCCACGTGATCTTGTATATACATTTCAATCGCAGCAGCATGGGCTTGTTTTATATCTTCACTTGAGTTTGGTATTCCACCAACTTCTTTTTCTGCAGTAGATAATTTATTCCACACTTTATCAGGTCTGTTCATACTAAAACCTCTATAGCCACGTCTTCGTAAATAATACAATAAACGAGGTTTGTTATTCTCTGCGAGTATAGGCATCCCATAAAATACTAACGCCATTAGAACGTCTTCAAAGAACATCTCTGCGGTTTGTGGTCTTGCTAAATACTCTAAGAAAAAACTATTAGCTGGAGC